TCATTGTTTCTATTAATGAATTGTCCTGGGCGTTTTGCCTCTGGAATCTTCTTAACACGCAACTTGTTGTCTTGCTCAGATACAACCCTATCAATAGCTGCTCGTTCACTAGGAGATTCCTTACGAGCTGGCGGGCGTTCAACACCTAGTTCATCCCTAAGTATCCCAGCACCTTTAATGTCACTTGGATAATGAAGCTTTTCTGCCGTTTGTAGCTGACCAGTATCAAGCAAGTCGCGCTCTATCTCTATTAGTGCCTGTTCAATGGTACCAGCAAACTTTTCTGGCATGATCGGCTCACCACTGTTTGATCGTGGTGGCGTATATCCTTCGACATAATTTTGCTCAAACCCTTTAAGTGTTTTATCAGCAACTTCACTAACATCTCCCTCGAAAGGGCGAATGGCATTCATTGTCTCTTCAGTAAAGCCACCTTCATCTGTTGGCTTAGGGACAACTGTTGGTTGAGCATCTATTTCAGCATTACGGGCTGCCTTTCGGGCATTAAGCCGTCGTAGCCTCTCTACATACTGTCCAACCCTACTAAGAAGTGAGAGTGCCATGTCTATGGTCCTTCCGTACTTCTTCTATGTCCCTTGTACCCCATTGACGCCAGCCCACCTGTTTTGAATTCGCCGCAACTCGTATCTTAGAGATATTAGGACGATTAGACAACATATATTTAGTAGTATCCATTGCATGATCGTCTTTATCTATAGGTTTATCGACCTGTTCTCCAGTAGGAGTCTTTTGCCAGTAGTAGTCGTTGATCTCATTGATGAACCACTCAAGCTTATCGGACACATAGAGGTATGGCATATTCCATTCCCCAGTGATAGGATTTTGGTGATTTCTCTGGGGGATAAGATACTGATTGATTTTAACAATGCCATTTGATATGTCATTGTTACCTCTTGTACAGATGATGCCATCCTCTAATAACATGTCACTGATCGCTCTACCTACCAACTTCTTGCCAGTAGACTTACGTCTAAATATGTCAGGATCGGCATATATGAGATTGTTAGGGCTAACATTATAGTTGTTGCGGATATGTTGGATAGCAGCAATATGGTCATCAAGTGGTTGTTCTTTCTCGTACGCGCCATCCATAAGAAAGACATTACCCAACTCGTCACAAAAGCCCATAAGATAACAATAAGGAACAGCGAGTCCATAATCGTACCCCTCCATTACGGTTAATTGGCTGCTCTTCATTGATAAACGTTTGTAATACTGTTCGATGGAATGATGAGACATAACGTGGACAGATTCATTAAAACTTGGGTATACAAGTCCTTCGTAGCTGGCCCACTCTCCCATGAGGAACCGTGAGCGCATTTGTCCTTTGTAAGAGCTTTCTAGAGTACGAATAAAGTCAGGCTCTAGGTTTTCTTCGTTCTCATAGGTCGATCCTTCAAAGATTTCTATAATCGGCGTTGGCATTCTATCCTTGTCAGTAAGAATCTTACCATCACGATTAGTTTCACATAACAACTTAGGATTAACATGGCCCAGTGCTAAATCATGAATCGGACGTACTAATTCACGGTATACCCAATTACGTGTTGGGTTAGTAGTAAGAGCAAACCAACGAGGCCCACTTTGGGGCATATCAGGATCATCGCCTTCATAGGGCGTCATTCCTCTTAAGCGTCCCAGTAGATCAAGGAAGTCCTTATGAACTATCTCTGGGTCTTCCATCTGATCTACGATAATCCAATCGTAAGTCGCAGAAAGGAGATTTGATGTCGTGGCTTCATTCCCAAGTTTGCCTTGCTGTGCTATGTATCTGAAATTAATGGTAGTACCGTTCTTCAGCGTACAAGTATTCGATGCGTTTGCCGACTTTGGGAAACTCTCTATCCAATCTTGAGGTAGCCACTTTATAAATTCTTTGCGAAGGGTATCGTTAAGCTTAGGGTAAGTACTACGGGCCATAAGCCCATTAGAGCCGGGGTAATCCTTGGCAAGCTGTATTGCTTTAATGCAAGCCGCAGAAGTTTTACCATTAGCAAAGCCACCTCCATAGAGTTGTACTTTAGCTTTGGACTTCAAAAATCGGTCTTGCAAGTTACCTCTTGTAATGCTAAATGTCGGCATTGGGCTTTCTACGATTAGCTAACACAGAGACAATCTTATTCGGTTGCTTAGTGGAAGGGGTTTGGACTTGCTTACTCTTTGCAAGAGACGCTTGCTTCATCCCCTTTGGAGTGTATGGATAGTGTTTTGTTCCTACTTGGGGCATATTAATCTCCTAGCCAGGTAGCTTAGATATGGACATTATTTCTGCTTGATTGCCCAATCAGTATTAGCAAGCGCAGTAGTGCTAGAGTCATCAACTCTCTGGCCGATATGCACTGTATCGTTCGTGGTATCATAACCAAGTTGTCCAACGTATGCAGGAACAGTTGTTCCGTGCATACCCGCTGCAACAACCCCTACCTTGCTAAGTTTGTTCTCGGGGCCGGAGCCTGTCTTGCCACCACCGTTACCACTAACTTCAATTACTGTAGCCATCTTATATCCTTTTCTGTTCCGATGTTTGATTTAGCCAAGGTTCATCTTCAAAGAGTTGTTGCAATCTTGGTCCAGAAGCTGGAGGAATAAGCTTCTGAAAATCTTTTTGGAATGGACTTGTTGGCATGGCCTGCATCGTCTTCAGTGCATCCTTGTCCCCAAGCAAGTTATCTAGTAGTTGTTGCATTAGTACGCTACGAACTTCATCATTTCCAGTTGTAGTTCTAAGTTGTCCTAAAGTCTGGTCAAGTATGGGTGGATTTACAGAACGTTGCCTTCTAGGATTATCAGGATCAAGAAGGCTATGTACTTCATCTTGGAAGAGTTCTTCAGTGGTCAGCCCCGGCCCAGTTATATCACTTAGTTCCTTATGAGCCAATTTAGAAGTCCTCCATATCAATTGTAGGGATATTGTCTTTCTTCTCTACATAGTGAATAGTTAATCCACCTTCCATCTTGTGTCTATGTTCTATTATATCAATAGGCCGTTGTCCAGCTCTATCTAGAACATCTTTACTAGCCACCATCCTAGTTGTCTCACTTTCACTGTCCATGAGCGCAAACATCTTGTCGGCAGCGGTTCTAGACTTTTGTACGAAGAGTCCACGAACATCGGATAGGTCTGATTCGAGGATGTTCTTGACGAAGGTAGATTGTAAATCTTTGTACGCATCTGTTTCTTTAATCGAGGATAATTGGCTACTTGGGATCGACAAGACATTAGATATGTCCTCATCATTCAATCCAAAAAGGGTATAAGATATAATGACACTAAGAGTATTCATTTGTGCCGGAGGAACCGGGAGATCAGCGATCCTCTTACGAGAAGCAGTGATCTCCCGTTTAATCTCAGCAGTATTTGGAACTTCGACAAAAGTTTCGTCTTGTACTACTCCCCCTGAGATGGGGTTGATTTGGGTTCCATCAGCTAACACTAATGACTCTGTTCCTACGGGCAACATATTAGTTTCTATCTCCCTCCATAGGGGATGGGCAGAAAGACATCAGAGGCGTCACGAGCCGCTTGGTTCATAGAGTTAATTCTATCTATGATTTCGGTGCGTCCTTGTATCGGAATCCCGTGTAACAACGCAAACAGCTCTTGCTTCCCAACCTTTAACAACTGTGGATTATCAGTAATAAGATCAGCAATGTCATCGTCAGATGACTGTCTTAAGGGTACCAAGCTATTGAGTGGAGGAACTTGTGGGCGAGCGCCCGAACCATCAAGAGCAATCGGAGAAGTCGCTGATGGAGCGGAGGCTGCGGGAAGTGAAGACATACTTCTAGCTGCCGCAGCCCCATCTGCTGGACTAAGTACAGTCCCAGTGGGGTTAGCATCTTGCAAAGCTTCTTGCACTTTCCTATCATTAATAGCAGGCACTGTATCTCCTGTTAGAAAATCGTTCCAAGGTTGTGCCGGTCCATCCTCTCCAAATGGATTTATCGTGTCACCGATGATTGGCCCTGCCTGCATTCCTCTTCTTTCTGGAGCAGGCCCATTAATCCCACGAGTACGCGCTCGAAACATAGGTTCTGCACTAGTGCCAAAGGCTTCATATTGATCCTCAAGCCCTTGTGGGATAGTCCCATACTCAATAGGCGTGGGATTAGTCTTAGGGTCGCCCCTAAGCAAGTCTTCTAAGAAGTTAGCCATACTTACCTCCCAGAACCCATCTTCCCGCCACCACCGTTGCCAGAGGCATCAGTAGCATAAGTAGCAGGAGCGCGATTAGCCCTAGCACCACTAGGAATGATCTCAGTGTTGATAACCGTTACATCACCTGCCTTAGTAGCACGAGCGGTTTCAGCAGTTCCATCATCCTTGTCAGAGTTAAGGTTGAGGCCCATAATCTCTTTAGCGGCAACTGTACGAACACCACCCTGGATATTGTCAGTGGTATCAGCTTCTGCCGTTAACTGTGAGATAGTAACACTCGCTGTAGCACTGGGCGTGTTCTCAGCCAATGCAGTGAAGATGACTTCACCATATTCCCTCATGCCTTTCTTACGCATAAGTCGCATCAGATGATATCTGTTAGGGGAACGGCCACTCAAAAACTCATAGGAGCCGTTAGTATCATTGGGGCCGTAATCGGAACTTTCCCAAAATAATGCACTAGTAGCCATAACTCTTATCTCCACTTAGTTGTTTTGTCAGTGGCTAGTTTGCCGTGTGTGTGTGTCATAGATTATATTATCGCTTCGCGCCCTCCTGAGTAGACGGTTTATCGTAACATTGGAATTCAGGGTTGTCAACACTTTATATACACGGGCAACGCAGTTGCCCGAAGTCGCATGCAAATTCTGCCCCCAAATTTTATACGATATGTGTGTCCAAGTGCCGCCCCCCTGTTTTAAAGAGTGGGGGAGGGTGGATCTGTATTAGGTAGAAAGAACTAACTACAAGACTACCTCTTTTGATTCGGCGGGGGAGTTCGATGCACGAAGCACCCCCTACTACGTAGACGGGTAAGCGAGCAAGCTCGCTGGTAGTAAGAAGCAAGCAAGCACGCTCACTTGAGGCTCGCTGGTAGTAAGTAAGTATAGTAAGTAAGTATAGTAAGTAAGAATAGCAAGCAAGAGCAAGGGGTGGATACGCATCCCCCCCTTCGCAATCCCCCCGCGCAACCTGAGTGCAGGTTGATCCACTAAGTAAGCATAGTACACAGTGTGTGTCACTAACTACGTACTAATGGTATATAAGTGTACACAACTGCAACATAAGGTGCATTGTGGCAGCTACCAATCCTATTCCCTAACCTATTGATTTCGTTGATCAGCCTGCACCTGTATAACTGTCATCATCACCGCCCCACACGCTGCATACCATACTACATATAGGGTGCAGCACAGATTGAGAGAATACATATGGTACAAATGTCTCCTCCCGGCTTGCTCTTAGTATGTGTGTTCCATTCTTCTTGTTTGGGGTGAGCAGTCTTTTCTTTTAGACAGATGCTCTGTACCTCAATGTCAACTTTGGAGACTGTGATGTTCAATCCTATCACTATCAGTCGGCCTACTCTCACAATCATCGCTTCGCCCAGTGGCAAACGCTTTGCTATCGAGGCAACCGCCGATACTTGGTCTAACGTGTATCAGTCACTCCTTCCAGTTCTCAAAACCGAGAAGGATGCCAAGGCTTTCATCGAAGACTTCGCCTCTGACTTCGAAGAGGACGCAGCGGTCATCGAAGACCTCGTAGCCACAACTGGCAACGGACGCCGCAACATCATGCGAGACCTCGTTGATCACGGCATGTGGCGCAGCCGCCGCAAGCTAGTCGGGGCAATGGCGAAGCGTTACCTCTAATCACCAACAACACGGAGGCTGCATCACCACGTGCAGCCTCCACCTTTGGAGAATAATTCCTCATGAACATCTTCGATTACACACGTTGGTCCGAGCGTGACCTCATAGACTGTATCAACTCACCACATCAGTCGGACTTCATCAAGTCCAACGCGAACTCCGAGATACTAAGTCGGCGTCAACAAGACCTCGACAACCTCAACACTGTACTAAACCGTTAACACCTCGCACGCGCAGGTGGCCCTAAGACGGGCCACCTGCGCGCCGAGGCTCAAGAGGTACATGCACCCTTGTTACTGCCCTCGCTTGCTTGCACCGAGTCTGGGTGTTCCATTCTTCTTGTATGTTGTGGTGTAGTT